TTTTTACCTGCAACAATCTTCTCTCCAGAACCTGTACGAGTTATAATGTTATCATCTGCTGTATTATCAGCAATTTCAACAACACCATTTAAGATTATTGCTTTTCCTTTTTGTTGTAACAATCTTACACCTGCTAAAGTATCAATGTCGCCATCAGCGAACGTATAACCTCTTTCGATTAAAGCAATTGTTGTTACTCTTTTAATGTCTTGTTTGCAGTTTTTTGTACCTGTTCCAAGTACATCACCTGCTCCGCACATTACACTATTTACTATGTCTATTAATGCCATATTTTTAAATTATTTCTTGTTGTTTTAAAAAGTTTATTACTCTTGCGTCTTTGTGTTCAAATGTATCTCCTATTTCATAGATTTTATCATTTGTTTTAAAACGCTTTTTTAAAATATAACTATCGAGTTTTATAGTTATTCTTTTCTTCTTTGCCATATAATTAATATTTAATAGGTTTTAAACAATTATCAGTTAATTCAATTGAGCAATCTAATGTTATTGCGTTCCAAACATCTAAAGAGCCGTTATCATCATTAACACTATAATTAGGTAGTCTTTGTACTTTATACTCTAAATCCATTCTACTAATAGAACTGTTTTTTAACGCTTTTAAGACGTTATCTAACAAAGGATTTAAAACTACTTCATAATCAGTATTGAATACTTCTGGGTTAAAATAGTCGCTTTTATCAGAGTGCATTGCTAACACTAAACGAACATTATCACGTCTTACATAATTTGTTCCTGTTTTATAAGTGTCATCCGAATTGGTTAACCAAATTAAAGGGTATCTACTTTGAATATCTGGCAACGCTAAATATTTGTTTAAAACGTCTTGAGTTCCCCAATTAAAAAAAACTTTATAGTCATTGCTATAAACATTCATTAAAGGCAAAGTGTCAAATAATTCAGCTAACCTATTTTCAAAAACTATCATATTCCAAAACTATTAATTTGTTCATATAGTTTGAAGTTTGAAGGAATCCAAGTATCCCAAACGTCTAAATTATCGTTTAAATATTGGTATAAACTTCTTTGTATATTGTCATTATTCCCATAATAATCAATAAAATTTACACCGCTATCACTATAAATTAAAGGCTCAGCTAAACACCCATTTTGATACTTAGTTAGAAACTTTTGCCAAGCATAAGAAACTTTAGCATCATTTGACTCATTAGAGCTGTTTTCTGTATTTGGTTTTGCTGTTCCTGTAGCTGTTAGAAAAGTTGAATTATTCATAATGAAAAGAGTGTAAACAGCGTACAATAAAAGGCTCTTTGAATTGTCTAAACCCTCCCAAACTTTGCCGTCATACTCAACGCCATTTACTAAATCTCTCCATTTTTGGTCGGCACTTGCTAAATCTACTAATGCGACCGTTAGTTCATTGTATAAGTCTAAACCTAAAGCATTAAGTAACACATCTTTCTCAACTTCATTAATTAACTCCAATACATAAGATTTACTATTAGGTGTTTCAGTTGTTGCCGTACCGCTAATAGTTCCCTTTGCTAAAGGAATGTATAAATCATTTACGAAATTATCAATGTTACTAATACTCATTATTTATCTTTTTTAGGCTTTTCTTTTACTTTGTTTGCATCTTCAAAAAGTCCTATTTCAAAACCTTTATTCAATACATCTTTATCTTCTATTTGAACTAAGGCAGATTTTTTATAACCTGCCCAGTCCTTTAATAGTTTAACTTCCATTTAATTATGGTTTAGTCAATGCAGTAATAGCAGTTGAGAAAACACCTTTAACGAAAGCTCCATAGTGATTAGATTTTACTCTTTGAACTAAACGAGCTTCAGCTAAAATAGTTACTAAGTTTTTAGTAAAATCGTCATTCTCATAACCAACATTAATAGTCAATCCTTCTTTAAATCTTACACCCGCTTTAGTGAAATCTCCAACTAAGAAGTTATCAACAGCAACACCTGTATTAGCAACTACACGAATACCGCTTACAATTGTTCCATCATTTGAAGCAAATGGAGGCAATACATAATGACCATCAGAAGCCTTAGCTAAATCCATAGCTGTTACATCTGTTGGATGCATTACAATATAAGTAGGCTCAAACAAATTAACTCTTACTTGGTTAATTGCAGTTCTTAAAACGTCAAAGTTATTAGGCTCTGGAATAGCTAAAGCGAAAGAACCAGCAGCATAAGCAGTAGCATTTTGATTAATACCTACTAAATTAACAGTTGCCCCTGTTCCGTTTAGTAATTGGTCATCAATTTTTAATTGAATTAATTCAGTTAATTCTTGGTCAATTTCAGAACGCATTAACTCAACATCGTCTAACATCTCTTTAGTAACTTTAATATAAGCAGTTACTTTTTTAACATTAGCAGAAGCAACAACTAAATCAAAATCAGCTTGAGACTTAGCAGCACCCTCAGCAGTCATTGCAGAACCGCCATCAGCATTTTTCTGTTCAACCCATTCCCAAACATTAGACATAATTTGTCCAACATTAACTAATTCTAAGATAAAAGGGTTTCTTCTAACAATACGAGTAATTCCGCTTTCTCTTTCAGCTTGAGGAATTTGTCCTGTTGTGTTAGTAGATAAAGCCATTGTACCTGCTGCTTTCAATACGAATTGAACAGATGCGCCGCTTTTCTCTTTCATTCTTGCTAAATCTTCTTTCTTAGACTCTAAGATTGATTTTAAAGACTCAGTTTCTTTGTTTGAAGCTCCTTTAGTTTCTAACTCTAAAACCTTAGCCGCAACTTCTTCAATTCCTGCTTTTAAAGTAGCGACTTCTTCTCCTTTAGTTTCTAAGTCTTTAATCTTAGACATTGTTTCAATAAGTTCAGCCTTAGTAACTGACTCATTTTTCATAGCGTCAATTTTTACGCCTAATTCTTTGATAATTTCTTCCATTTTCTTGGTTTAAATTTTGTTTAATAAATCTTTTAATAATTCGGTATTCTTGTGAAGTGCTTCAGCGGCTTCTTTTTCAAGAGTGTCAATCAACGGCTCTTGTTTATCTTCTGTTAATGTAGGTGTTAATTCGTTACTACCAGCTAAAACGGCGCTAATTTCAATTAATTTAGCTTCACGAACTAACCAAAAATAACCATTTTCAGTAGCTCTTTCTTTATTCCCTAAACTATCTATATTATCTTGCCATACTTTATATTCAACATCATAACTTTCATCATTAACAGCTAAATCAATCTTTACATATTGCATCCCTACACTATGCTGATTTATGCGATTAGATTTATACTCGTTGTATATTTGTGAATTATAATCTTTGAATATTTCAGTGTCCATAAATAAAGCCTCAGTAGTACCACTTTTATTTATTCCTAAATCTTTCCACGCTATTTGATTTTCGTAAACGCTTTTAGGTTCTCCTACTTTAGACGTAATTTTAAATTCGTGGTCGTGTAAATGAAATATTCCTTTACTCTCTTTAATAGATTTAGCGAAACACCCTTTAGCGTGTACGTCATCGTGTGAATCCATCCAAAGATAAGTATTACCAATAATAGTACGTTCTAAACTATTTTCATTGTTTTTAAACGTTCCTTTTATTTCATTGGTAGTTGATTTAGTAATAGAACTTAAACCGCCTTTAACGGTCTTTATTTCGGCTTTCTTTAGCTTAATAAGTTCTTCTTTGTTTGTTACTAATTCTTTTATATTCATTTCTGTATAATTTTACCTGTAAGTAATAATTCTTTTCTTTGTTCTAAAGACTTCTTAAGTTTTTCGCTTAAATCATCACGCTTTAGATACTCGGTTATCTCTTTTAATTCCATTACAAACCTAATTTAATTCTTAAACTTTTAGTCATTTCAATAGCTTCACTGCTTTGAATAGTACCATTTTCTAAACCTATTTTAATAGTGTTTTGAAGTTCAGTTAATACCGCAATCTTATCCAACATTACAGATTGCATAATTGGTAAGTGGTCAAAAGACGCTACTAAACTTTCATTCTTATCGATTAAACCTAATGAACTTGCAATACTATTTAATATATTATTAGATGTACTTTGTATTTCATTTTGAACAAATCTAATTTCTCCCTTTTCTTGGTTTTCAAATGTAGAAGAACCACCTGCGAAATAGTTTAAAACGTCATTATTTAAGCCAAAAGCTAATAAACACTTTTGAGCATCTTCAGCGAACTGCTCATCTAAATAAAGTTTCTTTAAATCGTTTATTAAGTGTTTAACTTCAATATCTCCATTTGTAGTTAACAAAGATTTAGACATTAAAGTTTGTTCAATTAACTTTTTATCGTCTGGTCTTAAAGGTGTAGAAGCTCCATTAATCACATTCTTGTTAACTCCTAAGTACTTTTGTGACATCTTCAAATTTAAGTTCTTAGACTTTAAATTCTCATCAATGTTTTGCAACACCTTAGCAATAGACTTAACACGTGAAGGACTTTGTAGTAATGAATTACAAGTCAATCCGTTAGTAACATCGTAAAAAGGTATTAAAGTGTTTAATTGTAATTTATACTCTTGACTATCTAAAGTGTATTTGATAGTCTTTTTACCAACTTCTTTAAATTCTTTGTCATCAGAAATAAAAGTTTTAATGTTCATTACCTTTTCAAAATCTATTTCAGAAGGAATAAGGTTATATAAAGCTTTTGGTAATTGAGTAGAAAGTAATTGTTTTTTGTAAGTGTAGTTATTACCTGTAACAGATAAGAACCACGCTAATTGAAAAAAGAAGTCTTCTTGAGATTGGAAATAGTTAGGTTGTTTTAATAATTTTAAAACATCACTATTCTCTATAACATTACCTTGTGAGTCAAGGTGTGTTATTTTCATTTGTGAAATCATTTTAGAACGTAAAGCAATTATAGCAAATAATACAGGATTGTTCAAACTCCAATCCAAATACTTTTCAGAATTACCAAAAGCACTCTCTTCTAACATATAAGAAAATGAGCCTGTGTTATCTCTAACTATTGTTTTACTACTTTTAAAAAAGTCAAATAACCCCATAAATGAAAAGAACGTTGTTTATAATTTACAAATATATAAAATTATATTTTAATAATGCAAATTTTTTTTAATTTATTTTTAATTTATTTTTAATTTATTTTTGATTGATGCCTAAATAGAATTGTAAAAACGTTTTGCAATACCTATCAGCATCTAAAATATGATCATCTTTTTTTATTGGTCTGTCTAAATTAACACCATTAACAACCTCCCATTCATAGTTCTCATATTCGTGTTCATAATTCAAAGAACATTCTGTATAGAAATTACGCATTGAGTTAATGAATCCTATACCTTGATTAACTGAACCTTGTCCTTTTACTGCTGGTATTGCGTTAAAACCTGCCATTTGTAGCTCCCCTATCCTTGTAGGGTCTGCACTATCACAAATTAAAGGTATATCTTTTCTTATTCCTATTGCTTCAAGGTTTTCTGCTAATGTTCCAAACATTTCTCTAATAGGTTTGTATAAATATTCGTGAGAGTAAAACTCATTTTCTCCATTGAATTTAACACCTACTACTGAACTCGGATTTGTAGAACCAAAATCCATTCCGTAATACTCGTTATAAGGTAAACCATCGTAAAACTCTTTAGTAATTGTTCCGAACCCTTTGTAAATTCTGTTTGGTTTTTCTGCTTTTAACCCAAGTCCGTAACACTCCCACATAAATTTATCAGCAGTACCTTGAGCATTATTATAATCATTTGGCTCATAACTTAAAATCTTTTTCTTTTGCTCTAAAGGACAAAAAGGATTGTCTTTAAAAGTAGAGTGAATTACAATGCTATTATCTTGTTTGCTTAACGTATCAATCCAATGTGTTTTTTTAGGATTCCAATCTATTAAAACAAAATCTGATGTTCTCATTGATAATTGGTCGAAAGTATCTTTACTTATTTTATAAGGTTCGTTTAACCATATAACATCTCCTTGAAATCCGTGTATTTTTTCCTCGTCATCTGTTCCACATATTTCAATAGTTGAATTATTTGGAAAAGTAAATATACTTTCTGTTTTATTAAATGTTATTGATTCATAATTTTCAAAATCAATAAATGCTTTTTTCATATCTGCTAATACAGTGTCTTTACAATCCTTTTTTGTATCACGCCAAACAGAAAGTCTTTTGTTTTTATTGCTAAAAGCGTAAAGATAAAATAATTGTATTAAAGAATATGTTTTACTACTTCTTGAGCTACCTGTATTTACAATGTGCCTATAAGTACGAATACCATTAACATCAATTGCGTTAATTGCATCGTAATTTTTTTGAAATACAATAGTAGCTTTCATTATTCTTTATCTGGTGGTATTATTTCTATTTTCATAGTTGTAGGAACTTGTATTTTTTCGTTACCGCTTGTCAGGTCTAATTTATCCCCATATTTTTTAGGCTTCTTTTTTCCTGCACTCCACTTATAAGCATCTAATGCTATTCTAGCACTTTGAGCATCATACTTACCTTTTAAAGTCAACTCTGCAAGTTCTTGTATTTTTTCTGCATCTATATCAGCAGAGTCCTCTCGTGCGCGCGCGTAGTTGTTAAGAAACTCTTTATCATAATTAATATGTTCCTCATTCAACCAAGTATAAACAATAGGTCTGCAAGGTAAGTTTTTATTATTATCTAAAATAGATTTCAAACTTTCTCCAATAGATAATTTTTCAATTATAATTTTTTTAGCTTCGTTTATTTCTTCTTGACTATATGCCATAACTAAATTAATTCAATTATTTGTAAATCTTTATACTCCGACATTAAAGACAATTGTTTTTCTTTCGCTTGCTCAACATTAGAACTAAAGCAATAGAATTTAAAACCATTTTTAGCTTGTGCTATATAATATTTAAACATCTTTATTATTTTTAATATCTTTTAAAATCTCCTTTTCGTGGTAAACATAATTTATTCCACTATCTTTAGTAATGTCTTTTAAAGCTACTTTGCGTGCTTCTATTGTACTGATATGTTTACTCTTTTGTTTCATTTTATAAATAAAGTCGTAATATTACAAAATTAAACTGATTTATGCAAATTAAACTGACTGAATTTTAATTGATAAGCTTTATAGTAATAATCTTTAGTGAACTTTTTAAAGTCTTTCCATCCGTCCAAAGTCATTATCTTTTTAGCAATTGGTTTATTAGTTGTTCTTTCAAACTTTATTACTTCTATTTCTTGCATTAAACGTCTTTTAAGTAACTATCTATTAATTTACATATACTAACTATATCCCAAGCAAATAACGCCTTATATCCAAGTTTATTAAGTTTGTTAATAGCGTCTTGTTGTTCTTCAAGGTGTGCATTTTTATAAAGCGTTCCGTCTTTTTTAAAAGGACTATCTTTTTTAAGTTCAATAAACAAACCTTTATATTTTTTATTTGGTTGAAGTATTAACAAGTCTGGACACGCAAACCCTGTTTTTTGTATTGCCTTATTTCTTGATGCTTGTAACATTGTTAGTTTTACATTACCT